ATCGGAAGCAGCAGCATGCCGATCTGCGCGGTGAAGTTGCCCCACTGCGCGGTGAGGATCTGCATCTGACCGGCCATGGTGCCGGTCTCCTTGCCGAAGTTGCCGTGAGCGTCGGCGGTCTGCTCCATGATCAGCGCGAGGGTCGCGGCCTGCTGCGCCTCGTCGGTCAGTGCGCCGCCGACCTTGGTGAACCCCATCTCTGCGGCCTTCGCGTCGATCGACGCCTGCTTGAGCGAGACACCGTATGCCTCGATGGGGTCACGCTCGCCCTTGAGCGCCGAGCTGATCGCGCCCACGGCGTCGGCGGTGGTGCCGCCGAACATCGACGCCATGTCCGCGCCGGCGGTCATCAGCTCGTCGGTCTTGCCGGCGAGCTCGTCCATGGACGTGCCGCCGTTCTTGAGCTGCGTGCCCATGAGCGTGGCGAGCTCGCGGTACTCGTTGCCGGTGAGGCCGAGGTTGGTCGCGGCGTCGTCGGCGAAGGCGTGCACCTGGTCGGCGCTGCCCTTGAACACGGCATCGACCGCGCCCATGGACTGCTCGAGGTCACCTGCGGCCTTCACGCCGGTGACGCCGAGGCCGATGAGCGCGCCGCCAGCGACGGTGGCCGCGCCGAGCGCGGCGCCGCCGAGGCCCTTCATCACGGAGCCGAGACCGCCGGCCTTGCGCTCGACGCCGCCCATCGCATCGACTGCGCCCTTGGCATCGCCCAGGATGCGCACGGAGAGGATCGCGGTCTTAGCCACGGTAGCGCCTCGCTTCCTCGTGCTCCTCGAGCAGCAGCTCGATCGCGGTGTCTAGGTAGATCGGGTCCCCGGCGATCCACTCCTCGGCGGTGATGCCGGAGCGGATCGCCAGGGCGGTGATCAGGCGGACGTATCCGCCGGAGTAGGGTCCTCGTCGTCGGAGGGCTCCTCGGAGGAGACCTGCACGTCGATCAGCTCGGGCAGCAGCTCCTCGTAGGTCATGCCCTCGCGGGGCAGCTGCCCGATGCGCTCGAGCACGGCGTAGGCGAAGAACGAGCCCATCCGGATCTCGTCGCGGGAGAGATCCCAGTTGTTGGCGCGGGCGGTGCGCTCGAGCCGGATCTTGTCGGCGAAGATGATCCGCTCGGGGCCGATCACGTCGCCGTTCGTCAGCTCGACGGCGACGAGATTCTTCTTGAGACCTGCCATTACTTGCCCTTCACTTTCGCTAGTGCTTCGTCCATGAGCTCCTGGTAGAGCGGGACCCAGATGCTTTCGGTGGCCTGTGCGCCCTCGGTGATGTAGGGCCGTGCCTCGATCCCGCGTGCCGGCCAGCCCCAGTGGATCGGGCCGGCGTACGGGATCTTCTTGCGGCCGGCGCGGATCGTGCCGGCGGTCTTGGTGCCCGAGGCGCGGATGTCCCCGGCGAGCTGCCCGGTGACGCGCGGTGCGCGGGCTCGGGCAGCTTCGGCGGCGATCTGCGCCGCTTGGAGGTTCGCGGCCTTGAGGTCCTCGAGGTCATCGCCCGCTGCCTTGAGCGTGCGCCGGAGCTCGCGAGCACCGTCAACCTGCACGAGGGGCCGCTTGGCCATGTCAGCCGCCGATCGTCTCGATGGTCGGCAGACCGATGCAGCGCCACTCGAACTCGGCGGTGTTCGCGGTCTTGACCTCGCCGCCGACGGTGACGGGCCGGACCACGGCCTCGCCCTTCCACGACAGCTCGGCATCGTTGCGGGGCGTGAACACGAACGGGAGGGTCTCCCCGTTGTTGTCCCACGTCCACTTCACGAGGCCCTCGACGGTGTACTCCTGCAGGAACTCGCCGGAGATGGTGACCTCGGGGGTCGCGTCGCCGTCCACGAACTGGTCGCCGGACAGGGTCGGGATGGGGTCCTCCTCGTCGAAGGACGGGTTGATCGCGCACGTGGTGACGTGGGACGCGAACTCCTGCTCGGAGCCGGTGGCGCCGAACTTGAGGGAGCCGGGGCCGAGCTTGTGGGCGGAGACGTTGGCCATGATGGGGCCGCCTTTCGATCAGGTGTGCTCTGTGGTGAAGGTGAGGGTGTAGCCGGGGAAGGTGCGGTCGGCGATGGTGTACGTCTCGGGGCGGGCCGAGTCGGGCAGCAGCACCGGCGCGAGCTCGGCGAGGATCGGCTCGAACATGCCGGACGCCTCGGTCGGGTCGGCGGTCGGGGTGATCGCCCAGAGCGTCCACGTCGCGGTAACCCGTGTCGCGGTCGCGTACTCGAGCGAGGGCGGCAGCACGATCAGCGCGGGCGAGCCGCCGGAGATCGCCGAGACCGCCTCGTGCGGCTGGTCGGTGACGGCCACCTCGAGGCCGACGAGCGCGGTGCGGGCCTCGGCGAGGATCTGCAGAGTGGTCTCGGCGATCATGCGAGCCCCGGGCCGAGGTAGGGGCGAAGCATCGGCCACGCCGGCGTCATGGGGTCGAGCGCGGGCCTCATCGGGTTGCCCATCGTCTCGGGGTCGGCGTAGTTCGCCGTCCCGATCGAGGACACGCGCCGCTGGTAGAGGTTCGCGCCGACCTCGAGGATCGCGGCCGAGAGCACCGACTCGGGCACGGACGCGGCGCCCACCTTGTCGGAGACGAGCTGCGCGGCGCGCGCCTTGCTGTCATCGACGAAGGGGGCATCGCGCTCGCTCGCTCGCACGTACCCTGCGAGGTCCACGTCGGGCATCCCGACGGGGTAGTCGGTGCTCTCGGTCTCGGTCATCTGGATCAGCCCTCGCCGCCGCCGGCGGCAGCGGTGGTGACCGGCACGATCGCGGTCGGGAACGGGACGATCACGGCCTGGTAGCCGTACAGCGAGAACTGCTTGGTCAGGTTGATGATGTTCTCGTCCTGCAGCTGCAGCGGGGCGTTCGCGTTCTTCAGCGTCTTGAGCGCCGAGGAGTCGTAGAACGCCGCGGTGCCGGCGGGGGCCTCGCCGTACAGGCACTTCACGTTGATGGACGCGAGGTTGCCGTTGCCCTCGGGGAGGGACAGCGTGCCGGAGAACTCGTCACCGGCCTGGACCTTGAGCGCGGGCACCTCGTTGTAGGTGAGGCGCTGCAGGGCCTTGAACTGGTCGGTGGAGACGACCAGGCCCTCGAGGCTGAACCCGTTGTCGGCGTAGCGCTGGCCGGCGTCCACGATCACGTCGCGCCAGTCCCAGACGGTCGCGGCGGCCGGCAGCTCGATGCCGTTCGCGGCCTGGCCGTCGATGACCTCGAGGATGCGCTCCCGGAAGTCGGCGTTGGTCGCCTTGATGTAGGCGAGCGCGAGGGCCTTCATCACGGTGTCGAGGTACGGGATCTCGCTGCGCTCGATGACCTGGCGGGTCAGCTCGGTCCAGCCGCCGAACGTCTCGATCGGCTCGCTCTTGGACACGAGCTTGACCTTGCCGGGGCCGGGGAGGTCCTCGCCCTCGCCGGGCTGCTTGCCGGCCACCAGGGTGTTCTCGGTGAGCTGCGCGTAGTCGGCGTTCATGCCGGTCGAGGGAAGCGCGCCGGTCTCGAACGTGTTGATGAGCTGCCGGCGGTCCTCGACCCACTTGATGAACGTGCCGAGGAACGACTCGTTCTTGATCGAGCCCTCGGTGGTCTGGCCGGCGGTGGCGCGGTGGAACTCGAGCGCGGCCTCGTCGCCCGACGCGACCTTCTTGAGGTAGTCGCCGATGGAGCGGAACTGCGGCTCGACCGGGGCGGTGCGGGCCAGGGTGGTGTCGATGCCGGCGATCTGGCGCTCGAGGTCCTGCATGGACTCCTCGAGCGGGCCGAGGTCGGCGCGGGTCAGGGTGGTGTCGGACATGGCGGGGTCTCCCTCGGTGGTGCGGTCAGTGGGGGCGGTGCGGTGGCGGACCTTGGTCACGGTCGCCGAGCTGTAGGCGGGGAAGGGCACGAGCGAGAACTCGCTCGCGCGGACCTTGGTGTGGACGACGGTCTCGGTGCCGTCGTCGGCGACCTCGATCCGGTACTCCTCGGGCCGAAACCCGATCGACAGGCGGCTGATCACGCCGTCGCGGAGCAGGGTCGCGGCCTCGCGGCCACGCTCGGTGTCGGAGAGCGTGCCCTCGACCTCGTACCCGGCGTCGGTGTCGCGGCCGGCGGTGATCTTCCCGATCGGCTCGTCGTGGCGCCACAGCACGAGGGACGGCACGCCGTCGGGGTCGCGCTCGACGGAGCCGGGCTCGAACCGCTCGCGGATGCCCCAGAGGTCGATCGTCTCGCCGTAGGGCACGCCGATGCCGGTGAACGAACGGCCGGCGTCGTCCTGCGCGCGGATCTGCACGTCCAGCTGCCGGTCGCTGGTGATGGTGTCTCGGGTGAGCGTCGTCTCGGTCATGCCGGCAGCTCCTCGGTCGTGGGGGCGTTGGTGGTGGTCTGCTGCTCGACCTCGACGCGCTGCGCGTCGGTGAGCGGGGGGAGGTTCTCAATCGCTCGGACCTCGTCGCGGGTGAGGAACCCGGCGCGGAGCGCGACCTCGTGCGCGTTGTAGCGCGAGGTCGTGTCGGAGCGGAGCAGCGCGTCGAGGTTGAACCGGACGGTCTGGCCGCGCGGGGTCAGCTGCGTGAGGGCGTCCTCGATCTTGCGCAGGTAGGCCATGAGGCCGAAGCGGACGAACCCCAGCCACTCCTGCTCCACGTTGGAGTAGGTCATAGAGTTGCCGTCGATCGCGGTCATCATCAGCGAGGACGGCACGCCGAAGATCCTGGCGATCTCGAGCGTGTCGAACTGCTGCGCCTCGATCCACAGCGCGTCCTTCGGGCTGATCATCAGCGGCTCGTAGTGCAGGCCCTTGCCGAGCACACGGATGCGGGAGGGGTTGTCGATCTGCTCGATCGGCTGGCCCTCGGCATCGAGGTAGTTCCACGAGCGGCGGTAGATCGCGGCCTCGTCGGGTGTGAGCTTGTCGTCGGTCGAGAGGATGCCGGAGGGGTGGCCGGTCTCCCACCAGTGCGAGCTGTACTCGCGCATGTCGCGGGCCGAGCGCATGGTGGTCTGCGCGGCGCCGATCGGGCCGATGCCCTTCACGGCCCCGGGCATGGTCAGGTAGCGGGTCTGCACGATCCGGCCGACGTTGCCGGCGCGGCCGGCGGGGTACTCCTTGCCGTCGTAGGTGAAGATCAGCCGCTTGTGCTCGTCGCGCCACGCGGTGACGGAGTACGGGTCGAGGGGATGCAGCTCGTTCGTCTCGGTGGGGAGGTCGCCGCCCTCGCGCCAGATGTACGCGTTGCCGGTCGTGGCCATGGACAGGGCGAGCTGCTCGAGGAACTCGGAGCGGGACATGTCGAGGTTCGGCCGACGGATGTAGGCGGGGACCTCGGAGCCCTCGAGCACCTGGCGGGCGGGGCCGGTGCCGCGCTCGACGGACAGGCCGAGCTGGCCGACGCTGGTGCCGATGATCTGCAGGGCGCGGTGCACGGCGGGCAGGTGCGCGGCCTCGCCGATGAGGACCGGCGCGGACGCGTCGCGCGGGGGCGGGATGATCCCGCTCGCGACGTTGACCGCCTGCCGGCGGGCGACGCCGCCGAGCAGCGCGTCAGCGGCGCGGGTGAAGATCGACATGCCGGGAGCATGCGACTCGCCTCGGCGCGGGTCCTAGCTTTCGCGACCCCGCCGGGACGCGAGGGGACACGCGGGGCTAGAACAGCTGGATCCCGACGTGCTCCTCGCGGTGCTCGGCGTGCCACAGCGCCACGCTGCCGGCGATGAGCGACGGGACGGGGCCGAGGCTCTTATCGCGGTCGATCCGCTCGACGCCGTTGTTCGTGCGGAGCTGCGCGGCGGCGACGGCCTGCTCGAGCACGCGGGACCCGTCGTGCTTGAGCGTCCGCTCGTCCCGGGCGGCGGCGAGCAGGTCGAGGTCGGCGGTCGAGCGGTCGGGCAGGGACAGGCGACGCACCGGCAGCTCGGCGTCGTCAGCCTCGGTGCCATGGGGGTGCAGGTCGTCGGTGATCCGGCGGACGGGGCCGGCGTCGTCGGCGGCGATCTCGGTCACGCCGTAGTCGTCGCGGAGCCGCCGGAGGTAGGGGAGCAGCCACGACGTGCCGGGGGCCTGGTGCAGCACGCGGAGCACGGGCGATCCGTCGTCGTCCCACCAGCCCGCGACGACGGCGGCGCACGCGTTGCCGGGGGCGACCTCGACGCCGATCCCGACCTCGGAGAGCTCGGGCACGCGCTGGCCGAGGCGGTCGTCGGCGAGGGACGCCCACGAGGCGGCGTCGATGATCGAGTCCGTCACGGTCGTGATCTGGTTCATGTAGGCGCGGATGCGCTCGGAGTGCGACACGCCCTCGGCGTACATCTCGGCGGCGAGGTCGTCCTCGCTGATGGTGTTGCCGAGCGCGGGGTGGAACGCGCGCCAGGTCTCGGGGTCGTCGGGGTCGAGGCCGGCGGGCATCTCCCAGGAGAAGTACGCGAGCGTCGGGTCGGTGCCGTTCTCGCCCGCGTCGATGTAGCGGTTCATGAACGTGCTCGCCGCGGTGCCCTTGGTCGAGACCATCCACACCTGCGCGAGCGCACCGAGGGTGATCATCGCGGGCCGCGCGCCGCCGAGCAGCATGTCGCCGAGCTCCTCGGAGTAGCGCCAGATCTCATCGAAGTCCACGAGGTGCGGAGTCTCGCCGTGCAGCGCGCCGGTCACCGGCGAGAACCGGACGCACCGGCTGTTCGTGCCGTGCACCTTGAGGCCCTCGGCACCGTTGGAGCGCAGGGGCTTGAACAGCGACGCGATGGGCGAGACCTCGACCTGCTCGATCATCTTGAGGATGCGGTCGCGCGCGGCCTTCCCGGTCTGCGCCGTCGAGAACGCGTCGATGCCGGGGCGGGTCATGATCCGGTGCACGCGGACCGGCGTCATGAGCGTGGTCTTGCCCGACTGCCTCGGCACGGTCACGACCACGGTCCGGTACTTGTAGCGGCGCCGCCCGTGCTCGTCGAGTCGGTACTCGGTCGCGATGTCCACGACGTGCCGCTGCCACGGCATTAGCTCGATGCCGAGCAGCCGCGCGACCCTCGCGATCTCCCCGCCCTCGGACTGCCACGACGGGTCACGGACGGGCGAGAACGCGGGAGCGGGCGCGTGCTCGAACTTCTGCAGCGGCGCGGAGACCGCCGGCGCGCTCATCCCGCGTCGCCCTCGAGGATCGCCTCGAGCGCACGGTCGAGGTCCGTGCTCGACACGGCCCGCTCGGGCTGCGGCAGGTCGAACAGCAGCCGGTGCAGCACGTCATGGATCTGCGCACGCCCCGACGGGCGACCGATCCCGACCGTCGCGTCCACCTCGGCGGCGAGGGTGAGCGCCTGCGCGATCTGGCCGGCGTAGAGCTCCTCGTCCATGATGCCGGCGGCGATCTTGCGGTCCAGCTCGGCGCGGACGGCCGTTGCGATCGGCCCATCGGCGCGGGGCGCGGGCCGATCCCACAGCGATCCCTGCTCGTTCGTCATGATCCGGTCCTTCCCGGCCCAATCGGGCCTGACCTGCGGTTTTTCTGGGCTGATCGGGGGGGATTTCCA